CTTTTCTTAAATGGATGAAGGAAAACTAAAATGGACGATAAAACAGCACTTGACTTAGTACGAGAAGATTATGACGATAAGGAGTATGAGGCAATTGAGACAGATGTTGATGATGGTCACCTCAAACATGACGTAACGTTATACTACTGCGTGTACTTACGTAAGTCTGATAACACTTACTGGCAGGTTTTCTATGAGTGTTCTTACAACGAGGGACTAGATAACTACAGTGTTCACGCCACCCAAGTTGAGAAGAAAGAGGTGGTAACAACAGAGTGGGTGAGTGTAAAATGAGGTCAGGTAGCCTCGATGCATTTGCCGCCATGTGCTGCTTATGTTACGCCAGTGTCATGGGATGCCCTAATGGGCAATTCGTGACGATCCTAATGAACAAATGGTTGGAGAAACAGAATGGCTGACTTGGTGCGGCAAGTGATGAAAGGGACAGACCATGAGTGAAGCACTAAAGCCCTGCCCTAACCCTTGGTGTTCTGGAAAACGGATCGTGATATGGGACTTATATTCTAAGCGTGTGAAATGTACCTGCGGCGTGATGGGGCCTCGAAGCGAAACAAAAATGGACACCGACCAAGGCGTCCCTTTGAACAACAAAACAATAGATGTGTGTGTTGCGGAGGCCATTGATTCATGGAACACCCGCGCACCCGCGACCGACGAACAGGCGTTTGCCAATGAGAAGGTGAAGGCACTGGTGGAGGCTTTGCAGTATTACAACACATCTGGGTACGAGGGCAAAGAAGCCCGCGCAGCCCTAGCAGGAATGGGGGCTACCGATGACTGACTACACACCAGCTAACTGGCTTATGGGCCTGTGCGAAATGACAGATGAGTGAATACAAAGTGAGCAGTGCTTACGATATCCTAAGGAAATTTAATGGACAGTAAATTCAGAACACCAATCGCGGAACAAATCTGGGACGCTAAGTACCGTATGAAGGAGTTCGACGGTACACCTATCGATAAGACGGTGTACGACACATGGTCACGTATTGCGGAGTCACTAGCTTCCGCTGAGGCCTCTCAGGTACGCGAGGAACACGCTCATGAGTTCTACCAAGCCCTATCCGACTTCAAGTTCATCCCCGCTGGACGTATCACAGCCGGTGCAGGGACATCTCGAAACGTAACCCTCTTCAACTGCTTTGTCATGGGAACCATCCCAGACGACCTCGGGGGTATCTTTCAGATGCTCAAAGAGGCCGCTCAGACCATGCAGCAAGGTGGTGGTATCGGCTACGACTTCTCGACAATCCGTCCTAAAGGGGCCGAGGTCAAAGGTGTTGCCGCAGATGCCTCAGGTCCACTCACGTTCATGGATGTGTGGGACTCGATGTGCAAGACTATCATGTCTGCAGGTGCACGTCGGGGTGCTATGATGGCTACTATGCGGTGCGATCACCCTGACATCGAAGAGTTCATCGCTGCAAAGCACGACACTGCGCGGTTGCGTCACTTCAACCTGTCTGTGATGTGTACCGACGAGTTCATGAAGGCAGTCCGTGAGAACGGTGACTTCAACCTCAAGTTCAAAGGTAAGGTCTACAAGACGGTCAAGGCCCGCAACCTGTGGGATACGATCATGATGGCGACCTACGCCTACGCTGAACCCGGTGTTCTGTTCATCGATCGCATCAACAAGATGAACAACTTGAACTACTGTGAGACCATCGCTGCAACTAACCCTTGTGGGGAACAACCACTGCCTCCCTACGGTGCCTGTCTCCTCGGTTCGATCAACCTATGTGCACTACTCACGAGGGACTTCAAGATCGACCATAAGAAACTCGAGGACACTGTACGTACAGCCGTGCGTATGATGGACAACGTCGTTGACGTCTCTCGGTTCCCACACCCTCAGCAGGAGGTGGAAGCCAAGGCTAAGCGTCGGATTGGTCTAGGGGTCACTGGTGTTGGCTCTGCGTTGGCGCTGGGTGGCATTAAGTATGGGTCACCTGAGGCTGTAGCGTGGGTAGATGACCTGATGCACAGTATTGCGGTTACTGCGTACCAGACCTCGATCGACCTCGCCGAGGAAAAGGGTAGTTTCCCAATGTTGGACGTTGAGGAGTACCTAAAGACTTGGAACATGCAGCAGATGCCAGACTTCATTCATGCTGGTATCCGAAAGCATGGCATCCGTAACGCCCTGATGACCTCGATTGCACCTACGGGTACGATCAGTCTCTACGCGGGTAACGTGTCTTCCGGTATCGAACCAATCTTTGCCCTCGAGTATGAGCGTAAGGTGTTGGAGAAGGACGGAAGTCACCGAGTGGAACTGGTGCAGGACTATTCAGTCCGTAAGTGGAAGGAACGCTATCCCGGGACTGAACTACCGGAAAGCTTCGTAACGGCCCAGACACTCAGTCCGTCACAGCACGTGAGTATGCAGGCAGCAGCCCAGCGCTGGGTAGATAGTTCGATCTCCAAGACGATCAACTGCCCGGAAGACATCAGCTTCGAGGACTTCAAAAGGGTCTACATGGAAGCTTGGGAACAAGGTTGCAAAGGCTGTACTACATATCGCCCCAATCCAATTACTGGTTCTGTCCTCTCGGTCAAGTCTGAGGAGTCTGTACCAGATGAAGGGGGTGCCTGCGAACTGAAGTACGACGAGAACACAGGACAACTAATTCGATCCTGTGAATAAAAACAATGACTTAACTTGGCTGACCTTCGGGTCAGTCATTTTTTCATTAATTAGGGACCTCAAGAAGAAGGAAATACCAATGTATACCTTATGTTAAACCCTAGGAGGACTGCGTGGCAGGTTTACCTCTAGTCTCAGAAGACATCATCGATTACCTTGAAGGCATCTGCCCTGACCAATCCCCTGCGCTAACAACACCAGAGCGGGAGATATGGTTCAATGCAGGGCGGGTTGCTCTAGTAAAGCACATCCGTAGCCTATTCGAGGAGCAAAACCGTAACATCCTCGAAGGATAAATAACTATGTGCAACGCCCCCACACCACCACCTCCACCACCCCCGCCACCTCCACCCCCTGCTCCGCCCCCTGTACTAGAGCAAGCTGCTCCTAAGTCGGCTGGAGGTAAGGACGCAAAGGCACGTCGCCGTCAGGGACTCAGTGCTTACAAGATTCAAAGTGGTCCAACCACTGCCGCAGGTAAATCAAGTATGCTTGGCGGTATCCCCAAGAAAACCGGCGTATAACCAAAAGAGGTAGACCATGAGTAATGCAGGAACCTGCCAAGCGCGATACGAGATGCTGGCGGCGGACCGTGAGGTCTACCTCACTCGTGCCCGTGAAGGCGCGAAGCTAACAATCCCAACACTAATTCCCCTTGAGGGGTCTGGAAAGCACACAGTCTTCCCAACTCCATATCAGGGGATCGGCGCACGGGGGGTGAACAACCTCGCGTCCAAACTCCTCCTTTCGCTTTTCCCACCTAACTCCCCGTTCTTCGCGATGCGGGTCGATGACTTCACTGCCACAGAACTTGCGCAGGAAGAGGGTGCGAGAGCGAAGGTTGATGAGTCCCTCGGTAAGTACGAACGCTCGGTCATGCAGTCCATAGAGGACAGCGGTGATCGCTCGGCTCACTTTGAGGCACTCAAGCATCTGGTGGTAGCAGGTAATGTCCTGCTCTACCTCCCCAAAGACGGGGGCACCCGGGTATTCCCATTGTCACGCTATGTGACCGTGCGTGACCCTATGGGGCAGATGCTGGAGACTATTATCGAGGAGGAGATGTCCTTTGCATCCCTCCCGCAAGACCTAAAGGAACTCGTGGCTGAGGGAGAAAAGGGTGAGCATTCCAAGGTGGACCCGAAAGATACCATCAAGTTGCACACCAAGTTCTACCTCGAGGGTGACAAGGTCCTATCGTACCAAGAGATCGATGGGGTCCTAGTACCTGCCTCGGAAGGCTCATGGCCGAAAGAGAAGTCACCGGTCCTAGCACTTCGGTGGACTAGAGTTGACGGAGAGGACTACGGGCGGAGTTACGTCGAGGAGTACCTCGGTGATCTCATATCCCTAGAAGGTCTCTCCAAGGCACTCTTGGAAGGGTCCGCTGCCGCAGCCCGCCTCGTCTTCCTCGTGCGACCGAATGGTGTCACACGGGCCAAGGACGTCATGACAGCCGAGAATGGTGCTGCCGTGTCGGGCCAGCCTGAAGATGTACAGACCCTGCAGGTAAACAAACAAGCCGACATGTCGGTGGCTCAACAGCAGATCGCAACGATCACCGATCGCCTAGCCTACGCATTCCTGATGAACTCAGCGGTGCAACGGAATGGTGAACGTGTAACCGCCGAAGAGGTACGTTACATGGCAGGGGAACTCGAGGATGCACTAGGTGGTGTCTACTCGATCCTCTCACAGGAATACCAGTTGCCATACGTCATGCGTGTGATCGATCGACTGACACGTCAGAAGAAACTCCCCTCGTTACCTAAGGGTGTCGCCAAGCCTACCATCGTTACAGGTCTTGAGGCGCTGGGTCGTGGGCATGATCTATCGAAGTATGATCTGTTCTTGAAGGCTCTCGCTCCACTGGGGCCAGAAGTCCTACAGTCACACATGAACGTCGGTGACTACATCACCCGGATCGGGACAGCACTCGGTATCGACCTCGGAGGACTTGTGAAGTCTGACGAGCAGAAACAAGCCGAACAGCAAGCCCAACAGCAGGCCATGCAGCAACAGCAGCAGGCAGAAATGATTAAGGGCGCTATACCCGCAATCGCAAAAGAGGGCGCAGGGGCCATGAGAGATATGGCTCAATCCCCAGAACAAGGCTAATCCATGACTGACAATGTAACCATCAACTCAGAGAACCCTAATCCATCCCTCGAAGAAGAGGAGAAGGCTCAGGAGGCAGTTCAAACAGCCAAGACTGATGAACCTCAACTGGCTGGAGAAGAAACTCCAGATCGCCCTGAGTGGCTCCCAGAGAAGTTCTCTACACCTGAGGATATGGCTAAAGCCTACGCAGAGTTGGAGAGGGGCAAGTCCCAACCCAAGGAAGAGGCGGCTGATACACAAGAGGCCGCTGAGTCCGCTGTGGGGGAAGCTGGTCTCGATATGGATGCCCTCTCGAGTGAGTACGCTGAAAAGGGTGAGTTGACCGCTGAGAGCCTCGATGCTCTTGGTAAGGTCGGTATCACTCCTGATATGGTTGACGCTTATATCGCCGGTCAGACTGCGCAAGCAGACGCCGTCCGTTCCGAGGTCCTATCTCCTGTAGGTTCTGAAGAGGCCTACAATGAAATCGTGGGCTGGGCTGCTGAAAATCTATCCGAAGCTGAGATCGACTCGTTCAACAACATCCTCGAAAACGGGGATATGAACTCTGCGAAGATGGCTATCGAAAACCTCAACAACAAATATGTTGCGGCAAACGGCTCTGAACCCCAGCGCCAACTCACGGGCCAGCCTAGCGCTAGCAAAGGTGTCTATGAGTCCACAGCAGACTTGATGAAGGACATGCAAAACCCTGAGTACGACAACAATCCAGCGTTCCGTTCGAAGGTCGCAGCAAAGCTGGAGCGTTCCAACATCTTGTAATGCGTAAAGGAGGTGATCAATGTCTGCTCCGTCAGGTAGGGTCTATTCAGACTACGATAAGGCCTACCAAGCGAGGCCCGAGAACGTCAAGAAAAGAGTTATGCGGAATGCTGCTCGACGCTTGATGATCCGTAAGCACGGTAAAGCCGCGCTGAAAAACAAGGATGTGGATCACAAACGGGGTACGAAAGCCGGTAACGGTTCCTCGAACCTCCAGATCATATCCAAGAAGGCCAATAGGTCTAAGAAGTAACATACTATTGATCGACGCCTCTGTGGTGACCTCGAAGTCATCCCATGCGTCGATCCTCAAGTATTCTTGAGGGCACCTTAGGGTGTCTTCATGAGTGCTTACGGTGGACGACGGTCTGCCCCCCCACTCTATTCCCACCCATAA